AAGGGTTTGACACCAGCGCCAACCTGATGCAGCAAGACTTGGCACGACAGCAGCAGGCTAACCTCCAAACAGCAGCACAAGGTACTGGTGCGGCTCAGTATGGTGCTGGTGCCATCAACGCTGCGATGGGCGGTAATGCAGCAGCGCAGAATGCTATGGCTCAGTTCAACGCTCAGTTGGCCCAGCAGTCTGACCTAGCTAACCAACAGGCTTACGCTGCCGCCAATGCACAGCGTCTAGGTGCGGCTGGACAGTTAGGCGCGCTCGGAGCGCAACAGCAGAACCTTGGTCTTGGTGGCGCACAGGCTGTCATGGGCGTAGGGTCAGCGCAGCAGCAAATGACCCAGCAGCAGTTGGATGCCTTGCGCGGTATTGGATTAGAGAAGCTGGGCATTACTCAGCAGGCAATGTCCACTGCTTTGCCTAATGCTGGCGGTAGCCAAACAACACCGACCACCAGGAATGCATTGTCCAGCGCACTGGGTGGTGCTGGATACGGTTATACGCTTGGTGCTTTACCAGGCATGACTGCAATTGGTGGTCCTGCTGGTGCTGCAATTGGTGGTCTTCTTGGTTTGTTGGGGGGATAAATCATGGCTGACTTTAATTTAGAAGGACTGCTTGGCAGCGCCTTTGGCGGTGGTGGTGGAAACTACCTTGACGAGTACCTGACGCCAGAACAACGTGCTGCTATGCAGCGCAATGCAATGCTGGCAGCGTCTGCAGCCTTGCTTAAGGCTGGCGGGGAAAGCACCCGGCGCATTGGTATTGGTGAGGCTATAGGCGGGGCGTTTGAGGCAGGCCAAGCCGGGTACGAGAAAGCGCAGACGGGTGCGCTGACTCAGATGGGCATGAAGCAGAAGATGGAAGAGGCGAAGAAGGCCAAGGAGTTGAATACTCGACTTGCCAGCATCATGGGGTTATCAACACCTGGTGAGATGGAATCACCACAGGTTACAGCCAACAAACTAATGCAGTCAGGACGGGCTGCAATGGATGCGGGAGAATTTACCAAAGGCTTTGACTTTTACAGGCAAGCCAGAGAAATAAACCCTCCAGAAGCGGCTGCTGCGCCAATTGAGGTTACTGGTCCTGACGGTAAGCCTATGCTGGTGACACCTCAAAGGGGTGGTGTATATACACCAGTTGTTGGGTATGGACCCAAACAAGAGGCTTTAACACCCGAAGAAAAGCAGCTGCAGAGAATGGGACAGCCGTTTAATATGCAAACTCTTGGGGCTTTGAAAAGGGCTGGAGCAGCTCCACCAGCGGACAAGGCACCACGGACACAACAAGTACAGCTTGAGGATGGAACGATTGGTCTTATTAACATGGACACTGGGGCCATTATTCAATCCACTGTTGGAGGTGCGCCAGCCAAGGGTAAGGGAACTGCACTCACCGAAAGTCAATCCAATGCAATGGGTTTTGCCCAGCGAATGGAGAGAGCCAATAGCATCCTTCCTCCACTTGAGGCGTCGGGTTCCTATCCAGGTGTTGGGTCTGCTATGGCTGGAGCAATACCATTTGTTGGAGGTGCTGCTCAAAGAACTGTTCAAAACCCTGATGTCCAACGATACCAGCAGGCGGCAAGTGATTGGATAAGAGCCAAGCTCCGCAAGGAGTCTGGTGCAGCAATTGGTGCAGATGAAGCCAAACAAGAGTACGCCACCTACTTCCCAGTGACAGGGGACAGCACAGCGGTGATTGAGCAGAAACGACAGGCCAGAATTGTGGCTACTGAAGCCATGAAAATGAGCGCAGGAAAAACTTACACACCACCAGCACCTGTGGTGCCTGGGGCTGGTGGGTCAGGCTTGACCTGGGACCCTGCCCAAAAGAAATTTGTGAACCGATAGGAACTTATCATGGCACAAGTCATTAACGTCATTGGCTACGGTGACATCTCATTCCCTGACGGGATGAGCATGGAAGAAATCACCAAGGCACTTGAGCAACTGCCACCAGCTCCAGGATCAAGGTCCATGCCAGATGAGCTGATGCGCCAAACTGGGTTGGCTGCAAGGCCAATGGCGCAAGCTGCAATGACTGTTGGTGGTCTATTGCCAATGGCGGTGGACCCTTTGGTGAACCTGTTCAACTTGGCGGCAGGGACAAAGGTTCCGACAATGACGCAGGCGACTCAGACAAACCTGAACCGCATGGGTTTCCCACAACCTGAGACGTCACAAGAGAGGGTAGTGCAGGACGTTGGTTCGGCTGGTTATGGAACTGCTGGAGTTGCCAGGGCTGCTGGCGCAGTTGCTCCAAGGTTGCCGGGAATGCTAAGTGAGGCCGCTAAATTCTTCGCGCAAAGCCCACAGGCACAGTCAGCCGCAGCAATCACAGCAGCAGGTGCTGGGGGTGCATTGCGTGAGGGCGGTGCTAACCCATACGCTCAGATGGGTGGTGCAATGCTGGCGGGTATGGTGGCTCCAGGTGGCCCATCACTGTCCACCACACAGCGAGCATTGGCGGTGCCTGGTGGACTGGTCAAGCCGTTCACAGAGCAAGGACGCCAGGTCATTGTTGGTAACGTCCTGAACCGCCTTGCCACCAATCCCCAGCAAGCTATGCAGAACATGGAGATGTCTGCGCCACTGGTGCCAGGTGTACGTCCTACGGCGGCAGGTACAGCGCGTGACCCTGGACTTGCTGGTGCAGAGACAGCTATCCGTGGCCTAGACACTGGCGGCAACCTCTTTGGTCAGCAGATCAACCAAAACCAAGAGGCTATCCTCAACGCCTTCCGACAGATAGGTGGCAAGCCTGGCTCTATCCCCTACGCTGAAGCCAAGCGTAAAGCAATCACAACACCGATGCGCGTGGCTGCATTCGAAGGCGTAACTGTTAACCCTGAGACATTCCAAAGTGGAATTCAATTAGTGGTAAATCAAGCTATCAACAATGTAATGTCTAGTCCTGTTGGGGTTCGTAAGGACGTTGAGACAGCTATGAAATTTGCCGTAGATCGTGTGAAGTTAGCAAAGACTCCAGAGGAGTTATACGAAGTTCGCAAGGATTTGGCTAAAGCAGCGCGAGGAGTGTACAACCAAGAGAATCCTAGCCTAAAACTTGCTGGCGATCAATTAAAGCAAGTCATTGCAGCGGCAGATGATGTGATTGAAGCTGCAGCTCCTGGCTATGCTGCCTACTTGGACAAATATTCCAAGTTATCAAAAGGCATTGACCAGATGCGCCTGCTCCAAGGCATTGAGGCCAAGGTCACTACGGGACTACCTAACATCAGTACGGGTAATCCAGTCCTAGCGGCATCAGCACTACGCAGGCAGCTTGCTGTTGCACAGGATGAGCTAGGCACCAAGCTATCACCATCAGCGCAGTCCAAGCTGGACAACATCATCAACGAGATCAATAGGGGCATGGCGGCAACTGCACCAGGCATCAAGCCACCAGGCTCAGACACCTTCAAAAATATGTCAATGGGCAACCTCATTGGTAAGATTTTCAGCGAGTCAATGGCAACCAACACCACACTACGCACAATGTCCAGGCCGCTAGACTTCCTGTACAAGTTGCCTGATGAGCAGATTCAACAGCTTCTGGTGCAAGCCATGCTTGACCCCAAGCTGGCAGCACAGATGATGGCAAAGGCGAATATCATGCGGGTGGAGCCACTGGCAACATCACTTCGCCAAAAGGCACAGCAAATGGGTTTTGGAACTTTAATTGGAACAGGAGCAACAGAATGAGCAAGCTATTTCGTGACGATAACGGTCAACTGACTACCTTTGGTGCGCTTGGCACCACCCAGGTGATGACGGTCACAGCCAGCAGTGTGCAGTCCACAGCAGTGGGGGCTGGCGTCACCATGCTGCGCCTAGCGAACGGTGGAGGGGCGCACTGCCACTTCGCCATTGGCAGCAATCCAACCGCCAGCATCACAACCTCACCCATGCTGCCAATCAACTCCATTGAGTATGTGGCCTGCGCGGGTGGTGACAAGGTGGCTGTTATCCGTAACGCCACTGCCACTGATATCTCAATCACGCAGATCAGCTAGGAGCGCATCATGGGGCTGCTGGAAGACTTGGAGTTTCTGAAGAAACAGCGCAAGCCTAATTTGCTTGCAAATACAAGGCAATTGCAAGGTCCAGCAGAACCCTACCTACGCCAGCAGTATCCAGAGGTGTATGGCGCACTTGGTGGACTGTTAGGAATGGCACCAGACGAGATGGCTGGGAGCGTCCTGGACCCCAACACCGCCAGGGTTAGGTCAGGCGCTCAGATTGGGTTTCCTGTTGGTACTGCAACCCAGATGCTGCCAATGGCTCGACCTGCTCAAGCTGCGGCAAAAGCACTAGGCCCAACAGCCGGGAGAATGGGCGAGGGTTACTTGCAGCGCCAGGGATTAATGCCTGGTGTGGTGCCAGCTTCTAAAAATGCAAATGTTGGATTTGATCCAATAAAAATGAGGACTGAATATCCAGACAGATTGCCACCAGTTTTAGCATTTGACAAGGTAAAGCAAAAAGAATATTTGGCAAAACAACTCTCACCGGAAGCAAAAGCAGTACAAAAAGCGAGTACCGTAGCTCAAAAAGATATTGAGAAGGGGAATTACACACCTTATTTTGATGTGTCAAAAAGATTTTTTGCAGACCCACAGAAATACAACTTACAAGGCGAAACATTAACTCAAGCATTGCCAGCTAAAGCAGAAACAATTGCTAAGTACAAGGCAATGTATGACACTCCTCAGTCACGCAAGAAATTATCAGAAGCGTATGAGGCTGGAAAATTAGACCCAAATGCAGAAAATTGGTATGCAATGGGTCAACTTGAAGAAGAGTATATAAAAAGACTTGGCGCAAAAAAAGGTAGTCAACGATTTAAGGATGATTTTGCAGACGCAATGGCTGCAACTACTGGTGGAGCAGACCCAACATCTAATTTCTTAATGGCAAACTACGGCAATTATTTGAGAGAACAAGCAACAGCTATTCCAAAAAATGCATACGATTTACCTTATCCAATTGGAGGTAGGTTTGCATCTGGCAACATGGCTATGTATGACAAGGTAATCAATAAAGGCGTTGGATTAAAAGCAACTGAACAACCAAAACGATTTGATTTTTCAGCGAACTTTTTGGGTGATATGAACAGGGCCACAATTGATGAGCAAATGATGAGTGGGATTTATCCTGGTCTAAAAGCTCCTGCTGGTGATTCTTATGGTGTTGCAGAACAAGTGGTCAATGATTTGGCGGCAGCATATGGAGTTAAGCCAGGAAATTTCCAAGACGTAACTTGGAAGGGATTAAAAGGTGTTCCTGGTATGCCAATGATTGAACACATCAATCAGTCAATTGAAAGAACTGCCAGAATTACAAGACAAACACCAGAAGAAGTTTTAGACGCATTTATTCGTAGAAGAGCGCCAATGTATTCAGCTGCACCGTTGGGTCTTTTAGGATTTATGCCAGAAGAGGATCAATAAGCTCTCTAATTTTTATGCTTAAAGACCTGGCATTAGCTAAATCTTTTTTGTCATAATCTTCAGAAAAATATGGATACACATCACCGCTATCCATAATCTCAGCACTAATTTTTAGCAAGATCAACAATTCAGACTGCGATGTTTTGATTGTTTTGTTATCAATATTTATTTCAATTTTCATCTTATAAATCTTTCTCTAGTCTTGTCATTCTGCGCCTTGTCAATTTGCTCACGCAACCACCTTGGTCCACCAAGCTGAAGCAACTTAATACGCTGGCTGTGAGTCAGCTTGATTGAGTAGACCACAGACAGTGGCTCACCTACACGCTTGGCTTTGTCGATGCGTTTGTCTCTCATAGACGCTTCCTGGGCAGTGGTGCCCAATACTGCCAGAACTGCGTCTCGCCCACCTTGTAGATGTAGTGCCCCATCGTGGCAACACCAGACCGTCCTAGTAACAGCACCTTGACACCTTGAGGTGTCTGATCGTCAATAGGCATCCAGAAGTAGTCTTGTGCCACTGCTGCCGTGAAGGTGCTGTCCAGCCTGAACTTCTGCTCATGCTTGAAACGCTCAAACTCTTCGTCTTCAGTATCCATTGCGATCCTTCAGTTTGGCTTCCACTGCTCGGGCAAATTCCATCAGTTCGCCGTCGTATTCGGCAGGGATGCTGCTGGGCATCAGGTTCAATATTGTGCTGGCAGTCAGCCCCTGCCACGGGCGCTGTGCTGCGGGTGGGCTTCTGTGCATTAACGGTTCTCCGTCGTCATCAAAATACACTTCCCGCAAACTCCATTCGCTAATCACCGGCTCCTGCTGTGGCTGCGCCTCCACTCTATCAACTAGCTGCTGTACCCTTTGGTAAAACTGGATGCGTGAAATTTCATCTCGCATTGCCATTTCGTAAGGCATTTTTAAGACGCCGAAAAGCATCGTATCGCTCATGTCCCCTCCTTGATGTTGTGGGCGGCTTTGTGCTGCTCGATAACTGCAAATAGGTTGTCCAAGGTTTGCAAATCTGCGTCTCCCCAGCCTAAATTACCGCAAAAACTATCCAACGAGTTTGCAGCAGCTTCCAAAATTTCCAGCGGCACAAGCACATCATCCGTCAGCGGCTTGCGCTGCTCTGGCTGTGCTTCCAGCATCCTGTCCATTGCACTTGCATAGGATTCACGCTCTGCCGTAAGAATCTCAATCTCTCGGGCAGCTTCCATTTGCAAATCACCCCAGACTGATACTCCTTTGCTAGCAGTATCACGCAATCGTTTAACCAAGTCGGATTGAGCCACCGGCTCGGCTTGCTGCGCTGCTTGGCGCTTTGAATCAAATCCTGTCATTTCATACTCCTTCCAATTTCTGCTGCTGCGCGGACAATGGCGCGGCGGGTTGCGGCGTAGGGGTCTTTTTCGTTGTGGCTCCAGATGACAATTTCTTTTGCACCGTCATGCAAAGGCGCGGCGTTTACATAGTTGTCGTACCTACCAACAATAATTTGCAACTGCACCGCCAGCCGCAGCGCATCGCCATCGTCTTCAATAGGATTCCACTGGTTAAACTCAATCCGCATCTTTGCCTCTTCCAGCCCACAAGCCTTTGCTGCGAGTTCAAGTAGTTCTTTGTCCATATCACATCCCCTCATCGGCCAGTGCTTCGGCCAAGATTAAAAGAAATAATTGTTTCTGATTAGCAGTTGCGTTCATGGCTTTGTCCCAGCAATACCCAAATTCATTTGACCGTGATAAGTAATCGTCAATCGCGGCAAGGCCGTAGTGACCTAGTACGTCGTGTAGGTACGCCTTTTTCGCGATGTTCTCTGCGGCTTTGCGTACCTCCGTGCTGACCGGGCCATATTGAAGGTGGGCGTCCTCCGGGTGGATGCGGTAGGCAACTTGACCGCCTTCTGATTGCACATCGAGCAGGTTAAACGCCGCGCACCACTGACCACTGAGGGTTTGCCAGCCAATCCTCGCTCCACGGGCGGCAGCGTGTAGTAAGCGGCTCATGTCAAATACCCCGCAAAAAAGGACAGCGCCACCAGCGCCAGCAGCGCGAGGACAATAGCCAAGGCGGTGTCCAGCCAGCCGTAGGCAAACAGGTTTTCTACTTCATCGTCTTTCATGTCTTTTCTCCTTTAGCTATTGCTGCACGGGCTTGTTCACACAACTCTCGGAATGATTTATTTTCACCGTCAAGCATTTCTTTCAACGCCGCCAGCAGTTCGGTGTTCACTTCATGGAGTCTGCGCAGTTCGGCGGCGGCTTTGTGACAATGCCATGCGTATCCGCTACACAATTTGTAGCTGCTCATCTTGTCAGCCAGCCGCAAGGCTTCTGGTTGTGTCATTTCTGTTCCCTCGCACGTAGCATGGCGTCTGCCATTGCGTAGGCTTCTTCAGCCGCCCGCGTGTGAGTGGAGCAGACCTCAATGCATTGCACTATCAACTTGGCCGCAAAGTAATCGCGCAGGGTCATGCCTGAGTCTTGGAAGTGGCACTCTTTGGATGGGTGCAAGCCCGGAAACGCTGGGCCTCCTGTGTTGTTCATGTCAACTCCTTCAGTTGTGCTTGTAACCGCTTGTGGAAACTATCCTCGCCATCATCGCAACTCAGCAGCCAGTCAATGCGCTGTGCGTAAACATAGGCCAGCTTCAGTGCCTTCACCGCCACCTCAAACTCGGCAATGGTCTCGGGGCTGTAGTGCCGACCAATGTTGTAGCCCCATTCGTTCTTTTCCTTGCTGTCGTTCATCAGAATGGCAGAGCCAATACTGTCAGCCATGTCCAGCAATGAATGCTGCTTGTAATCAAAATGTCCGCCACTCATGTCCGATTCCCCCGTGATGGCAAGCTAAACGCATCCAAGCTACCTGACCTTGACACCTGCCGCATACTGTCACCGTCACCGGAGCGATAGACGTCACGCTCCCAGATGCTGAGAGCTGGTGCGCTGACTTCACCAGGACGCTTGATGCGCTCCACGTATGCGCCAGCAGACTGTCGTGCATCTCGGCTGAGATACACATTTGGGAGCCTTTGCATATGCGCTGGCGCTTTGCTACGGTCAATGTCCTTGAGGTTGCTCATTTGATTTGTGTCCTGTATCCACGTTTTGTAAAACACTGAACGCTGCCGTTATCCAGCAGCCTCCAGCTTGCATTCTCACCACCGCACATGGCCTGTGCAGCGCGAGAGAACTTCTCCATTGCCAATTGCTCACGCTGAGTAGCCCGAGCATTGGCGTCTGAATCCATTGCAGCTTGGTAGTCAGAGGGTCCATCCAACAGGTAGGCCGTGGACAGCACCAAGGCTACCGCTACCGCAAGACACCAATTGATTGCGTGATTCATATTGCGTTCCTATCTTCGTAGCGTTCCTGGCCTTTGTCGTACTGGTCATGTTCAGCCTGGACCGCCATGTCCTCCAGGGCTTCTTCTTCAATGGTTGCAGCTAGGTCGCCAATTACCTCAGAGATGTCAACGCCTTCCACCAGCGCCCACACCAGTTCAACAGCAGCTGCACTACCAGGGTGATCGTAAGTAGCGCGTTCTTCTGCTTCGAAAGCCAAGTAGCAGTCCAGCACAAGACCGCCAGCAGTCTCAAAGCTGTAGTTGTACAGACCCTTCAAGTCGTCTTTGGTTGGCTTGTAGCCAGCCGTCCAGACAGGGGCGCTCATGCCATCTCCCCTAGCTGCTCACTGGCAGCAGCCAGCTCAGAGACCGACAGCGCAGAGCCATCGGCGTGGTAGACACGGGCGTTACCGCCTTCGCCGCCCAGATCAAACCAGCAGGCCACAATCGTGGACAAGCTGGTAGACCGACAGAGTACAAAGCAGACGGTGGCCCGGTAGAGAGCTACACGGTCTGGGTAACCGCTTACCCCTGCGTCATTGACGCAGAGGATGTAACCGCCCTTTGAGGCGGCGTGGATGGTTGGGGTCTGAGCAACCCCGTTTACGAATTTGGTCACTGTGACTGGTGATGATTTCATTTTGCTTCCTAAAAGACACGGGTAATCATGCTGGTGTCCTTGTGAAACTGTCAGCTTTCAGCAAGCCAGCCTCAAATTTAGGCATATCGTAGTAAAAGGTTGATCCTTTTAGGTAAGCACGGCGCTCTTTGTTTGCTTGATCTACGACTTGCCAAACAGTGGTTTTGCCAGTGTGGGTGATTTCAACTATTTCAACAATTTTGTCCATGATGTTCTTTCAAGTTAAGACCCTGTGCAAAGTGCTAGGGCTTGAGTAGGATTCTAGCGTCACGCTAGTACAGGTCAAGCACTCAAGCAAAAATATTTGCTATGACAAACCCTTAAGGGTAAACACCTACACATTTAGTCTCAAGCATTACGCTAGAATTCTCGGCATGGAAAACAAATTGACAGCAACGCAACGCCAAGAGCTAGCAGAGAAGGTTGGCCTCAACGAACAGTGGCTTTACCAGTGCCTCAGTGGTAGGCGGGACATGAGTCCTGCTGAAGCCATCAGGGTGGAGGCTGCGTCTGGTGGTCTAGTCACCCGGCAGATGCTGTGCCAAGGGACATGGTCCAAGATTTGGCCTGAGTTGGTGGCATGAATGAGTTGGCTCTTTTCGCAGGCGCTGGTGGAGGAATACTCGGAGGCAAACTCCTTGGATGGCGAACAGTCTGTGCAGTTGAGTGGGAACCTTACCCAGCAAGCGTACTGTGCGCCCGACAAAATGACGGTCTTCTCCCGCCTTTCCCGATTTGGGATGACGTTCAAACCTTTGACGGAAAGCCTTGGAGAGGAATTGTTGACGTTATTTCGGGCGGGTTTCCATGC